CCAGACACGCGGGATTTAACCGCGAAGGGCGCGCGATGAACGCGGTCCTTGTGAAGAAATACAAGCCGTGGTTCCGCGAAGATCAGGACCGGAAGCTTGCGGAATCGCGGGAGCAGGAAAAGGCTCTCAAGCGCGGGAAGGCGAGACAGCAACTAGCTGAGCAGGGCGAGGACGCCGGCCGCTTCTACGCGAAGGAAGGCAACTCGATCACGGTCGGGGATGCGAGGCGCGTGCCCGCTGACCCCGGCTACACCCCCTAATTTTCAAGGTTCATTCAAATGGCAAACGCGAATATGGCGTTCGGGCTTCGCCCCGTTCGCTATCGGAGCGGTGCGCCGTACAACGGCGCCTGCAACCCCTACGCTGTGGCGAGCGACTATGCGACCGCTCTCGCCATCGGTGACCCGGTCGTCAAGGCCGGTTCCTCCATTGGCCCCCTCGCCACTGTCGCCCGTGCGACGGCTGGCGCAACCAACCAGATCACGGGCGTGATCGTCGGTATCGTCCCGACCCCGTCAGTCGCCGCCAACGGCTATCTGCTCGCCTCGACCGGCGGGACGGTTCTCGTGGCTGATGACCCGGGCCTGCTGTTCGCTGTTCAGGAAGACAGCGATTCCAACGCCGTCGAGGACACGGAAGTCGGCCTGAACGCCAACCTCGCGAGCGGGACGCTCAACAGCTACACCAAGAAGTCCGGCTTTGTGCTGGATTCCACTTCGGCTGGCGCTGACGCGACCTACCAACTCACGATCCAGGGCGCTGAAAGCCGTGCGGACAACACGTTCCCCGGCAACTACGCCACTCTGTTGGTGTCCATCAATCTCCACACCGAGCGCCTTGGCGCCGTTGCTGGCCTCTAAGGGAGGGCTGAACCATGGCAGTTATTACCCGCAGCCTTCACAACTCGGACCTTTGGCCCGGTATCAAGGCGCACTTCGGCAAGACCTACAAGGAAATGCCGACGCAGTACGTCCGCTACTTCACGGACATGACCTCCGACAAGGCTTACGAGGAAATGGTCGAATCGACCACCTTCGGCCTGCCGGCGATCAAGAACGAGGGTCAGGCGATCCAGTACGACACCGATGGAGAGGGCTACAAAACCCGCTTCACGAACGTCGTGTACGGGCTCGGCTACATGGTCACTCGCGAGGAAGTCGAGGACAACCAGTACGAGAGCAAGTCCAAGCGCCGCTCGCGTTCGCTGGCCTACTCGATGAAGCAGAACAAGGAGCTGATCCACGCGGCGCACTTCAACAATGCGTTTTCGTCCAGCTACGTCGGCGGCGACGGTGTCGCCCTGTGCTCCACGTCCCACCCGACGCTTGCCGGTCTCAAGGCCAACAAGCCCGCCGTGGACGCTGACCTGTCGGAAGCCTCGCTTGAGGACGAGACGATCAACATCCGCCTGATGACCAATTCGCGCGGCCTGAAGCACTACTTCCGGCCGAAGGAACTGGTTGTCCCTCCGCAGCTTCTCTACGTGGCGGAACGGCTGATGAAGTCGGAGAAACAGTCCGGCACGGCGAACAACGACATCAACGCGATCCGCTCGTCTGGCGCGATCTCGAACGGCTATTCGGTCTACGACTACCTGACCGACCCGGATGCGTGGTTCCTGCTCATCGACGTTCCCGAGGGTCTCGTCACGTTCCAGCGCCGCGCGATGGAGCTGGACCAGGACAGCGACTTCGACACCGAGAACGCCAAGGCCAAGGCGACGGAGCGTTTCGTCTCCGGCTGGGCCGAATGGCGTTGTGTCTGGGGCTCGCAGGGCAACTAGGCCCGCGACCTCTTCCTTCCATCCATCATGCACGGGGCGCCCTTCGGGGCGCCTTTTTTCTGGAGCCCTGTCATGTCTACTCCCGTTCGCTATCCGAGCGGCGTGTCCACGCGCGTCGCCAATCACCTGTTTGGGAACTTCCCGAGGCCTGACCCTACTCAGGTCTGGCAGTTCTTCGATGACTTCAATGGCTTCGTCGTTGCGGCTTCTGGCGTCACCGGCTGGCACCTTGACGAGACGAACACCGGTACCGGCCCGACGATGCTGGACGAGTTCGGCGGTGTCGTGCAGTTCGAGGCCGACAACGCGCAAGGCGACGGCTTCCACTACCAGCTTGGCAACAACACGACCGTCTATGAGCCGGTGAAGCTGATCGGCGGGCGCCGCGCGTGGTTTTCGACGTGCTTCTCCATCGAGGACGTGGACCAGAACCTGTTCTTCATCGGCTGCCACATCGCGGCGGATGATCCGCTCGGAACGGAGCCAACCGATCAGTTTGGCGTCCGCTCGAAGCCTTCGGCGCTGGGGACCATGCAGTTCTGCGCCGGCAAGACGGCAAGCACGGAAGTCACGGCCGATCTCGGCACGATGGTCGATTCAACCCGGTACGCCGTCTATGCCTACTACGACGGCAAGAGTACGGTGTTCGTGCAGGTCTACTCCATCGCGGCGGATGTCTACACGCTGTTCGCGACCAAGCAACTGACGGTGACGACGACCACGGCGGGCGACCTTCTGCCGGACACCGAGATGACCATCGCCTTTGCGATGGAGGCCAACGACACCGGGACCGACAAGTTCCAGATCGACTGGATCCACATCGCTCGGGAGCGCTGACCCATGCGCCCCAAGCGTAAGACCTACACGCCAGCTGCGGTCGATACGGATGGCATCGTTGCAGCGGCGACTGGGGCGACAACGCCCCTGACGCAAGCGCGCACGTCCGCAGGCGACGGCCTCGCTCACCAGCTCAACATCACCAGCGCCGCCAACCTGTCCGGCATCACGTTCACCATTACGGGGACGGATGCGGACGGTGTGACGCAGACCGAGGCCATCGCCGGGCCGAACGCGACGACCATCGAGACGACCAACTACTTTCTGACCGTCTCGTCCGTTGCGATCAGCGCCACGCTGGGCGCGAACACGGTCGATATTGGCTGGGTTGACGAGTTCGTCACCCCGTCGCTGCGGCTGGACACCTACCGCAACTATGTGGGCGCCGAGGTCATCGTGACGGGTACGATTGACTACACGGTTCAGGCGACGCTCTCGGACATGCGTATCCGCAGCGAGGGCGCGTTCCAGTGGTCGGACTGTGTGGACGCGGAAATCGACCTGATCGCCATCACGGCGGGCGTGCAATGGGCGTTTGAGCCCATCCCGCAGGCCATGCGGCTGAAGGCGAACAGCTACAGCTCGGGCGCTGTGCTGAACCTCTATGCGGTCCACGCGGGATGATCCGCTCGCGCATCCGCCCGCGCATCTTGGCTGGCATAGGGCAGGGCGAAGACTCCCCCCGCGCGCCAGAGGGCTACGGCCTTCTGGTGCTGAACGGGAAGTACCTGACGCTGAACGGCAAGTACCTAATCCTGCAAACGGCGTGATCCATGGCGAACATTGATATCGAGGCGCCCGGTTCTGACGAGGCGGACCTTCGGGTCGCCTTGCAGGCCGTGCTGGGCAACTGGCGCGTTCTGGGCGCTTCGGCTGTCGCGGTTCCGCTGACGGGAGACACCACAGAGACGGCGCTGGCAACGGTGGTCATCCCTGCCGGAGCCATGGGAGCCAACGGCGCGCTCCGGGTAACGACGCATTCGAGCCACACCAACAACGCCAACAGCAAGGTGCTGCGTTACAAGCTGGGATCTGCTGGCATCGCCGGGACGGCCATGGCGGTCATAACGGTCACAACGACCGCCTCTCAAGTTCAGCAACGCATCATTCAGAACCGCAATTCGGCGTCGTCCCAGGTGACTGCGCCACTGTCCGCCACCAGCCCCTATGGGATCAGCACAAGCGCCTTGGCGACTGCCGCAGTGGATACATCCGCCGAGCAAAATCTTGTCATTACAGGCGATCTGGCTGACGCCGCCGACACGTTCACGCTCGAATCCTACCTTGTCGAAGTGCTGTATCGGGCCTGACGATCATGGCGAACATCGACCTTGCAAATCCCGGAGCGGACGAGGCGGCTCTTTCCGGCGCTATCAGTCTCCTTCTGATCGACAGCCGCGGCGCAACGCTTACCGACTTCGGCGGCGGCGAAGACGTGGCGGACAATGCAGCGGCCCTTCTTGCCATGATTGCGGCAGGCGGCGGCAGCATCCCCGCTGGAGACTATGACCTCGGGCCGATCTCTGTTTCGGCTGCGAACTGGAAAGTCCAGTGTGATCCTGGCGCTGTGTTTACCCGCATTGGCGCGTCCGGCGCGTCGTGGATCATCTTCGGCTCGGGCTGTTCCAACTGCTCATGGGACGGCGGCAAGTTCGACGGGCAAAAGAGCGTTTATACGGCGCTTGATACGTCGCTACGGATCGGTTCGGGAACAGGCCGGGGATCAAACGTCGGAATCATTACGCCGGCCATGGTGACGGGCGGCCCGTCTGACTTCACGCTGAAAAACATCGAGATCGTCAACGCGCCCGGCGCTTCATTGCTCTCGACCGGAACGACGCGGCTCACACTCAAGAACATCATCAGCCGCGATTCCTGCGGCACGCTTGGCGTCGCATGGGATGCTGGCGGCGCCGACATCGACAACGTCAAGATTTACGACACGAACAACGGCGGTCGCGCGCTGTTCCAGCATGCCATGGATGTTCAGGGCCTGTTCGATGGCCGCGTCCGCAACGTCGATCTTTATCGGCAAGTGGGCGACACGTCCGGCCTGTCCAACTTCTCCAGCGGCTTCACCGCGATCCAGAACCGCGACACGATCTTCGAGAACATCACCGACCACGGCCACGCGACAACGGACATTTTCACGCTTGGCATTTCCTGCGTCGGCGGCGACGGCAACATCTACATCAACTGCTGGAGCTACAAGAACCGCCAGAACATGGAAGTCGTCGGGGAGAGCGACTTCACGATATTTGGCGGCGGCGCAGACGGCCAATACTGGACGACCACGGCGGTTCCGAGCGCCGACTCCATTCAGGGACTGATCATTCACGCCGGCTCCATCTATGCGGGCGGCGCCGGAACAGGGACGCAGGGCGGGCGCAACGGGACCATCATCGGCTATACGGCGACCCGCTGCGGTACGTCCTACAGGGTCCGCTCTGGCGGCCACGTCTTCTCTGCCTGCCGGTCGGTTGGCCCCACCGTTGACGGGGTGAGACTGGAGCGCATCTCCAGCATCGACGGGTTTGAGAACGAGGTTGCGCCTGAGCTGACAAACATCAGCTTCCTTGCCGGGGTTATCGAGACCTCTGGCCGGGCCGGGCTCATGATGGATGAGGGATCGTCCATCAACACGGCCGGAACGGTGTTCCGCAACAACGGGCAGGATTCGGCCACCTACACGACCGTTCAGCGCGCTGGCTTCGCGGTGCAGGGCTCGCAGACAAAGGCGGGTCTCTACCTGTCCGGGGCGTCCTATGTCGATGACCAGTCATGGACGGAAACGGCGGCGATCTCTTATGAGCCGGGCACGACAGACGCCAGCAACCGCTACACGTTCTCGATTGCCCGCCCGGTCAACGTCCGCGAAGGCCAGCGGGTAACGCTCAAGAACGTGGTTTCCGGCCCCGCCGACGCAACCGGCAAGGTCATCGATATCGAGCTGGATGAACTGACGCTGGAATTCACCAGCGCCAAGACGTTCATCGACGTGGCGACGGCCGGAACGGGAACCGTCAGCTCCTCGGGGACTACGCTCACGGGTTCTGGCACGTCCTTCACAACCGAGTTTGTGGGGCGCTCCTGGATCAAGGCGGATGGCGAGTACCGCAAGATTCTGACGGTGACATCGGATACGGTCGCGACCCTTTCCAGCGCCTTCACCAGCCCCCTGTCGGGCGACACATTCCAGATCATCGGGGCCGACATTGCTGGCGTTCCATCCCAGCAATACGGGATTGTCACCGACGCCTACTCAACCGGCGTCGAAACGGCTGGCGCGACGTTCTCGGGCAACGTCTTGGGCCGGGTCTACAACGGCGCGGAAGTCCTGACCTCTGCTGCATGGGAGATTGTCGCCCATTCCGGCGCGGCCCTGACCGTGTCCGCTGTCACGACAGAAGAAGAACTGGCCCGCGTCACGCTCTCGCCGGACATTCTGGGCCTGAACGGCGTTCTGCGCATTGAAACGGTCTGGGCCTACACGAACAGCGGCAACAACAAGATTCCGCGTGTGAAGTTCGGCGCGGCCGGCGTGGCGCTTGGGTCTGCAACGTCCGTCTTCGATCCGACCCTGACCACGACCGCCACCGTCAGCGCCGTCACGGAAATCTGGAACGCCAACAGCAAGACTTCGCAGACGTTCCGCAACAGCGCGACCGGCACAATCTACGGCTCGATGACGCAGGCCGTGGAGACATCCACCATCGACACCGCCGCACAGATGGACGTGATTTTCTCCGGAGAGAAGGCCAGCTCTGGCGAGACCCTTCAGCTTCGCCGCTACACGATTTCCGTCCTGAAGGTGGACTGATGAACTTTCGCGGCGCTTACCTCTCCGGCCAGCCTTATGGCATCTGTGACCGCTGCGGCTTTCGCAAGCGTCTAGGCGATCTGCGCACCGAGTGGTCAAACTCCAAGGTCTGCGACGACTGTTACGACCCGGAGCCGGTCCACCTCCACACGCCGGTCATTGACCCGGGCGAAGGCAGGCCGATCCCTGGCGCACGTCCGGAAATCGTCAACACGGTTCCCGACGCCGATCTCGACTTCGGCTACCGGGACGGCGTGACGAACATTTACCCGCAATTCGGACTGAACAACCAGACGCTTCTGCTCGATGACGACGGCACGCCGTTGATCGATGAGGACGGCGTCCCGCTGGTGGATGAGTAGATGGTCGCGCCGTCCCGCCTTCTGAGTGAATCGACATCGCTCGCAAACCTTGTGCGGGTTCAGGCGACCGGCGGCGAGACCCGCGCGCTTGGCGCGTGGTTTGCGCAGCTTGAAGACGCGCCGATTGCGGTGGCGGACTATACCGCGCTGAAAGCCTTGACGGCAGGCCGCTACCTGTCGGCGCTGGTGATGGACGACAACCGGGGCGGCGTCTTCGACTGGCTGAGCGGATCGCAGACGGCCCTTGTGTCCAGTGACCCATATGAAGGGCTGTACGTGCCCCCCGCCAGTGACACGACCGGCGCGTCGGGCGTCTGGGTGCGGCAGACCACGGCGGACTATGGATACGCGAACTGGTGGGGCGCTGTAGGCGACTGGAACAACGGGGCGCAGACCGGGACGGACAACGCGCCTTTCATCAACGCGTGCTGGGACTTCTTCGACTCGTGCCGCATCCGCAAGGGCAGCTACGCCGTCGGCTCCGTCCTGACGCTCGACGTGATCGGCTCCGAGCTGCTTGGCGAAGGGCAGGATGACACCAGCCTGTTCTTCACGTCCACGACCGGCCATTGTGTGCAGGTGCTGCAACGCTACTGCGAGGTGCGCGGCATCTCGATCCTCGCCTCAACGGCGCGCACGGCGTCGGCCTACGCGGCCACCAAGTGCGGCCTTGTGATCGGCGGCGACGGAGCGGGGAGCCTGATCGCAAACCACGTCGAGGACGTAACGGTCTTCTACCAGCCCGGCGACGGGATCGTCTGTCAGGGCGGCGTCAACAACACGATTTTCCGGCATGTCGTCGCGGCCTACAACAACGGTCATGGCTGGTTCGTGGACAACGGCACGCGGGCCGGCATCACGACCGGCCAGCCTGGAATTGATGTTCTGGAGAACTGCCAGGCGACGGAGAACGGCGGCTGCGGCCTGTGGCTCATGCCCACGTCATCCGTCAACTGCTATCGGTGGCTGCTGCGCCAGTTCGAATGCTATGACAACGGCTGGAACGATCCGCTTTATGCGACGGGCGGCGCGCTGACCTCCGGCATCACGGGCGGCGCACAGATCTACGTTGGCGGCGAATCCCACGAGCTGATTGACTGCGCATTCGGTGACGAGCGCTACGCCTCAACCACAACCATCGTGGGCACGACCCGGCTCGCCAAGTCGGCCGCATCCGGCTCGATCAACTTCGCCCTGGGCAAGAACTTCGCGGCGGTGAACACGCGCCACATCGCGACCGCCTACATGATGACGACCGGCAACAACCTTGAGGGCATCTACACGCGCGGGGCTTACGCCAGCAACGCCATGACGACCGCTTACGTCATCGGCTCGGGCTGTACGGGCGTCGATCTCGACCTGTCCGATGTCACCAACGTGACCAACCCGGTGGACAGCCTGTCGCCGGGCATCATCACGGTTGGCGGCGTGCGTGGCCTTCTGGCATCGCATGGCATCGCGGCCTACTTCCGGCAGGACACCGCACAGACCACGACAATTACGAGCGGCGCCATCTCGGCCACGGCGGACCTTGTCGTCCTGACCGGAGAGGGCGGCGTTGCGGACGACCTCACGGACATCGTGAACGCGGGTGGCGGCAATTACCTCCCGGCGGGCGCCAAGGTCTCGCTGTTGAACCTCAACGCCTACGATATCACCGTGAAGAACGCGACCGGCAACATCTACACCAAGACGGCGGCTGACGTGGCGCTCGGCACGAACGAGGGCATCACCTTCCGTCAGTACGGCAACAATCTCTACGAGGTCTGAGCCATGCTTATGCCCCGGCCCCCGACGCCGCAGCGCCGCGCGAACGAGAGCGAGCGCGACTATCAGGATCGCCGCCGCGCCGAACTGGAAGCCCTGCCGGTTCCGCCCCCGCCGGAGGACGATGAATGACGATCACATGGACAAAGACGGCGGGCGAGCTTGTCGATTCCGCGCTGAAGCGCGTCCAGATGCTGGGACAGGGCCAGACCGCGACCGCGCACCAGTGGAGCATCGCAAAGGACCACCTCAACGGCCTCCTGAAGCTGCTCCAGACGCAGGGGCCGAACGAGTGGCGGCGCATGCTGCAGACGGTTGCGCTTGTGGCCGGTACGGCATCCTACACGCTGAGCCCAAGGCCGGACAGGGTCAAGCAGGTCTACCACCGCAACAGCGCCGGGCAGGACTTCTTGCTCAACGCGTGGAACTATGACGATTACGAGCGGCTGCCGAACAAGACCAGCACGGGCCGCCCCACGGTCTTCACGCTGGACCGCCAGCGCACGGCGACGACCATTTACCTCTGGCCGGTTCCCGACACAACGGCTGCGGCGGGCTCGCTGCGGGTCTCCTATGAGCGCGTCATGGAAGACGTGAGCGACCCTGGCGACGTGGTGGACGTGCCGCAGGAGTGGCTGGACACGATTATCGACCTCATCGGCGCTCGGACTGGAAAGAGCTTCCAGCTCGCGACCATCGCCGTGATGGAAGCTGGCGAACGCGGATCGGCCAGCCTCTCCGAAGTTCTCGGCTACGACCGGGAGCCCTCGATCCGCTTTGTCATGGGAAGCTACTGATGTCGAAAGCCAAGAAGAAGCCGTCTGAAGACGAGTTCCTGCGCGCCGTCCGCAAGGGTCTTCGCACCAAGCTGGGCGTCTCGGCCCCGGCCAAGAAGGCCCCGGCTGTGCGTGACGAGCCCGAAGAGAAGACCACGCCGAAGCGTTTTAACTACGCGACCTGAGCCAGATTCCTCGCACGAAAGCCGCGTAAATGTGGAATTTTTTGCCGGCCATCATAGGCGCCGCCGGATCGATGCTGTCCAGCAGCCAGCAAAGTCAGGCGATTGGCGACGCCACAGAGGCGCAGACCAACGCGGCGAACACCCAGCTCCAGCTCTATCAGGATGCGCAGCGCAACTCGCAGACCATTCTGGGCAAGTATTCGGGCTCTGGTGACGCTGCACGGTCTCGCATGATGGCGTTCCTGCGCCTGCCTCAGACGGTGGGCGGCAGCGGGCAGGGGCTCATGTACTCGACGGCGCTGGGCGGCGCGCCGGACGGGAGCTTGCCGACGCCACTGTCCACGGCCAACGCGGGGCTTCCCAGCCTCTCGCAGATGATCACGGGCGGCAACGATCCGAGCCTGTGGAACGCCATTTCAAATGGCAACGTTTCGAACGAGGACTGGTGGGCGACGGGCGGGCCGAGCCTTGGCGGGCAGGCGCTCGCCAGCATGATCGGCATCAAGGGCAAGGGCAATGGCGGCTCTGCGGCGGACATCTGGGGCACGCCGGAAGCCAACGCCACCAAGGACACGGACCTCGACTATCTGGCCTACCTGCAAGCCAACCCGGACGTTGCAGCGGCCTACAAGGGCTCCAGCGACCGGGACAATCGATACATCGGCACAGCCTTTGACGCTGATGGCAACGGCCAGATTTCGCCCGAGGAATACGGCAAGTGGCACTATTCGGTGCACGGCAAGGCCGAGGGCCGCCAGATCGGCAAGATCGGGGAAGCAAAGCCGGGACAGACGACCGTAGGCCCCGCCGGTTCCGGCGCCACCAAGACGCTGGACGAGGCTTACGAAGAGGCATGGAACGAGTACGAACAGACCCCGTGGGGAAAACTGGCGGTGCAGGAAGCGGGCCGGGCGCGCGATGACTTCACGTCCATGGCCGGCGCCCAAGGCTCTACGCTGTCGGGCCGGACGGTGCGCGGCATGGCCGATGCTGCCGAACAGGCGAAGTTGAGCAACTTCAACCAGTATTATACGGCCCTCGGCGGCGTCGCGGATCAGGGCTACAACGCTGACACCGGCATTGCATCGGCAGGCCAGACCTACGCGAACAACGCCTCCAACGTTACGGCGGGCGTGGCGAACGCACAGGCGCAGGGCGCTCTGGCGAAGGGGCAGGCCAGCGCCGACGGCATGGCGGACCTCGCGTCGTGGATCGGCTGGGGCTTCGGCCAGTATGACGGGGCCAAGCCGACGACCGGCTCGTCCTACATGCCGAACCCGTCCGCCTCGCAGGGCGGGAACAACACCAGCGGCCTTTCGTCCCGGATCAGGTAAGCCATGAGCAGCACGTTCAAAGCCTTCCAGACCGGCCTTATGGCGGGTCAACAGCAAAGGCAGGTCCGCGACCAGGATGCGGCCCGCCAGCGCGCGGCGGAAGCCTACGGGTCCGGCAATTACGAGGGCGCATCAACCGCGCTCATGAAGTCCGGGCTGTACGACGAGGCCGACGCCTACACCAAGGCGGCAGACCGCGCCAAGACCGATGCGACCACCAAGCAATACGCCGACGCCTACAAGATGGGCGCGCAAGGCGATGGCGGGACCAAGGGCGGATTCACGGCGCTGCGGGACGTGGCCGGGCAGGCTGGCGATATCGAGACGGTCGGCAAGGTGGAGAAGTCGCTTGCAGAGATGAGCGCGGCCGAGCGTGAGCAGGCAGGCCGCCAACTGGAGTTTTCGGCGCGGCTTGCCTTCGACCTGCGCAACCTTCCGATGGAACAGCGTCAAGAGGCGATGAACCGCGCCATCACGCAATACGGCGGCGCGTTCGGCATTACGCCCGACATGGCCGCACAGATGGGCGTCGATGATGCGACGCTGGATTCCACGATGCACTTCACGATTGACGCCATGGAACGGCTCAAGATGGGCCGGGAGGATCAGCGGAACGCGGTTGTGGACGGGCAAAGAGAGCGCGGGCTCGATCTGCAGGAGCAGGGGCTTAATCTGCAGGCGCAGCGGCTGTCCGAGGGATCGACGGGCGCTGCAACATATCGCTGGGCTCGGCCCGAAGAAGTCGCACAGGCCGGACTGCCGCCCGGAACGGCGATGCAGATCAACGAGCGCACGGGCGAGGCTTCGGTCAAGTCTCAAACGCGCCAGACATCCGAATATGACCCGGTACAGGTTCGCCAGTTCCGCAGCGCGGTCGGAAACCTCGATCTTCTCACGGCTCAGATCGACAATTACGAGACGACGCTGAAAGAAAACGGCGGCGTTCAGACGGTCGAAGGGCCTTGGAACAAGAACCAGGTCAACGCCATTGATACGGCACGCAACAACGTGCTGGTTCTGGCGAAAAACCTGTACGAACTCGGCGCGCTGGTCGGCGCGGACTTCGCGATCATCGAGGCGGCCATCAAACCGGCGACGGGCTTTGGATCGGCGGGCCAGAACACAAAGGCCATCGGCGCGTCACTGGCTCAGGTCAAGACGATGCTGCGCAACAAGCTGAGCCAGATCCCCCCGGAAATCGCGGATCAGGTGCGCAAGAACTACTCCAACGAAATGAAGCAGCGTTTCCCTGTTTCGGGCGCCGCCGAAGCCTCTCCGGTGCAGGGCGGCGGCGCGCCCCAAGCGACCGAGGGGCCGCCGCCCGGTGTCGATCCAGAGGACTGGGAATTCATGTCCGAAGAAGACAAGGCGTTGTTCCGCTAATGGCCCCGCAACCCCAACTCTCGCTTGTGCAGAGGCAGGCTATCGCCAAGGCAAAAGCGCGCCGTGCGCGCATGTCATCGGGCCCGCCCGCTCTTCTGCGCAAGCCTGAAACCGGCCTGCCGGTCCAGCCTGCGAGCAATCCGAATGCGGTCATCTCCGGGGATCAGCCGATCAACCCGGCCATGCCTGCGCCTGTCAGCCGCGACAACCCGAACCGCCTGTCCCGCCAGCTTTTCGACTCCGCCATGGACGATTTTTCCACGGCGGGCGAGAACGCCAAGCAGACGCCGGACGGCGCGATGGTGCAGGGCGGCACGCCAGAGGCGCTGGCAGGCGTCGGCAAGCTGGCGGCGTCGGCTCCCATGTTCCTCGCTGACTGGATGCAGGACACGACCGGCGAGGAAAAGGCGGACACGGTCGGCGGCCTGATCATCGAGGGCACGGGAACGGGCCAGATCGCGCGCCTCGCCAATGCCGGAGAGCCTGTGCTCGGGATGCCGGTTCCGGGCGGCGTTCAATCCGACTGGGCGCAGCCTGTCGGCGCAGACGGCACGCGCGAGAGCTATGATCCTGCCGTTGACCAGTCCGGCCTTGTTCTGGGCGCGATGACAGCCGGCGCAGGCAACTCCCGCACCATCGGCGGCGCGGTGAAGGAAGCGGCATCCAACGTCACCATGGGCGCGTCTGACGTTGTCGGCGCGGGTGGTCGCATGATCCGCAACGCGGCCGGCGCCATGAAGAAGGCCCCTGCGGCGGTTGCCGAGGCGGCCCCGGCTGCGCCTGTCTCGCCGCCCGCTCCGTTCTCGATGCCGCCTGTAGCTGAGCCTACGGGCAACTTCCTCGTCCGCAACCTTGATCGCGGCATCGGCGGCGGCATCGGCGGCATGATGGGCTCGGACGGACAGGCCTTCGCCGCTGGCGCTGACGGCGAGGGCGGGCCGGGCGGGATGAACGTCGGCGGTACGATTGCCGGCGCCGGGATTGGCGCGATGGCTCCGCGTGCGGCCCTGCATGCCGGACAGCGTGTCGTGCGTTCGGCTGGAGCGGCGGCGGCGGCCCGGCGCGGGCCTAGCGCTCTGGCGGATTACAACGAACGGATCGCCGCGCGCGGCGCTCAACAAGCCTTGCGCCCCGGCGGTGTCACGGGCGTTGAGGAAGGCGTCAACGCCCGGCAAGGCCGTTTTGGCGACAAGCCTGCGGCGATTGCCGATCTGTCGCAGGATGCCGTTGGCACAGTGACGGGCCTGTCCCGCATGCCCGGCGCAACCGGCGAGAGCGCCCGGCTTCGCGGCGAGGGGCTGATTGAAGAGCGCTCGGGCCGCCTTTCCCGCGACGTTGAGGCGGCGACCGGGCTGTCTACCGCATCGGTTGCGGGCGACATTGCGCGGATGGCGGAAGAGGCGCAGGCCCGCGCCACGCCCGAATACAACCGCCTGCGCTCAACCTATTCCTCGATCCTGAGCGGGCGTCTGGATACGCTTCGCGAAGTGCCGTCCGTTGCTGACTCCGTGCGCGCCGTCGAAGCGTACAAGGCCCAGCGCCTGACGACCAAGAACCAGGGCATGGGAGATTTCGAGTTCTGGGATCTGGTCAAGCGCGACCTTGACAACAAGGAACAGGCCCTGATCGACAAGGGCGTCGGCATGGACGACCTGCGTATCCGGAATATCGAGGATGCGCGCTCCGAGCTTGTCAGCGAGATGGATACGCTGGTTCCTGAATATGCGGCGGCTCGCCAGCTTGGCGGCGAAGCCCCTCGCATCCGGGAGGCGTTTGCGGAGGGACGCACCTACCTGAGCGGGCGCTTTGACGCCAATGAAGTCGGAGCGATGATCGAGCAATGGAATGGCGCTCCCCTGACGGCGGCGCAGTCTGGCGCAATTCGCACCATTCTCGGCAAGACAGATGGGGCCGGCGCGGCTATCGCCTCGCTGCGCAGCCGGAAGGCCCGCGATATTCTTGCGCGCGTGTTCGGGGCCGACAGGGCGGCAGAGCTTGACCGCCGCCTCGCCGCTGACGCTACGATTGTCCAGAACGCCGGGCGGATGAATCCGAACGTCGGTTCAGCCACATCGCAGGCCACGCTCGGCAGCGGCGGCATAGGTCCGGCCCTTGCCGATGCGATCCGGACGGTGCGCAGCCCTGTGGAAGCTGGCCTTGCGGCGCTGTCACGCTCTGGCGGCTACAGCCGCGCGCAACGCGACCTCATGGGCGAAATGCTTCAGGCCGATCCGACGCCCGAGAACCTGACTCGCATCTTCCGGGGCCGTACCGGCGGGACCGCGCCCCAAGCGCCTGCTCCCGCCCCCCCCACACCCGCCGCCCCGACAACCGCCCTTGGCCGCACCGCAGAACCCCAAGCCCCGGCGACAACGGGCCTCGGAACCACGGGAGACGCACCCCGCATTCCCGGCCCGTCTGCTGACCGTAACAGCATGTCCACCACGGCTCTGGGCTCCATCGGCGGCGGAACCGCAGGCTATAACGCTCCGGTGGACATGGACGGCGACGGAGAGATCAGCGAACAGGAGCGGTACGCCTCTGGCGCGATGGGCGCAGCGCTTGGTGCTGGCGGCGGCATGGCGCTGGGGCGGGCGATGCGTGGCGGCAAGCCCGGCGCTGCGGCTCCGAAGGCGGGCAAGGTCGCTGGAGACGACAGGTTGATCCGGTTTGGCGACGAAAAGTCCGGCGAACTGACTGCGCTCCCGATGGGCTCGGGCAACTATATGGCGGTCGGCGTCAGCGTGCCGCAAATGCAGCGCCAGAAGGGCACAGCAACTGCGCTCTATGAAAGTCTCATCCGCAAGGCCGCCGCAGAGGGTGGCGCGTTGTATTCCAGCGAGGTTCTGACGCCCGGCGGGGTCGCCATTTATGACCGCCTGAAGCGCAAAGGCTATCGCGTTGAGCAGATCAACACTACGGCAGTCAAAAGCCCGAGTGGCGGCATGGGCTCGGATGACGGACAGCCGATTTTCCGGGTGACGGCTCCCGCCCAATAGAAAAGGCCCCGCCATCTCTGGCAGGGCCTTGTAACATCGGGGAGCAAGTCAGGCTTCGTTTGCGGCCACCAGACGGGGCCCAGTGTAGGCGGGCTGCTTCGGCGCTTTCTTGGCGGCCTTGGCAGCTTTCTTCTGCGCCTCGATCCGCGCCAGTCGGCGGACTTCGGCGGCTTTCTCCTTCCGGCGGGCTTCAGCCTTTTCGGCCTTGGCCTGACGGTCTTCAATTCGCCGCTGGATGTTGCGGCGGGTGTTCGCGATCCCGGCCAGCCCGAGGGCAAGGCTGAGATCGATCGATGCGGCGATGACCCAGAGCAGCGTGTTGCTGACCATGGGGGCATATGCCGGCGCATCTTTCACAGCCCGCTCCGCTGCAGCCTGTTCGGCCTTGGCGAAGTCCAGAGCGTCGGTGAGCGGCTTGTGGGCCGCCTGCCAGACGGCCATGCGGGCCGCTGTATTCTTCGGCCCCATGTCCTCCGGGATGACCGGGGCGACATGGGCGACCACGGCGGCCTGAGCGGCTTTCGTGGCGACCTTTGCTTCGGTGAGTGCAGCGACCAGGGGCGCAACATGAACTTCATGATGCTCCGCCAGACGCGGCGCCTCAATGCGAACCTCGACCGTGTGGTGGAAGCTGTAGGCATTGATGCCGCCGAAGATCAGGGCCGGGGCGAGGGCGAGGACGGACCAGCGGTCACGCCCGACGATCTCGATATTGGCCGGAACCACCAGAGCGCTGAGCGCCGTGAGGGTCATGAGAAGCACCGACGCAAGCGTCAGGGTGTCTTCCCGCCAGCCCTCGACGCCAGCCGCAGCAGCGGCGGCGCCGACAAGGTAGAGAGACAACCGGGCGACTAGAAAGCCCGGAGCTTTATGGGTAGAAGGTGTCATTGTCTGAGTTCCATTCGGACAATCGCCAGTCGGCTGGTGAGACAGCGCGACGGACGGGGCGGCGGAGAAATCCTGCCGCCCTTGTTGTTGGGAAACTTGCTCCTGCGATGTCAAATATCTGACCGCGATTACTCGCGGAACACTTGAACTATACGACCTGGATTTCGCCCTGTAAGCGTTACAACTTGCGTTACATGACGCCCCTCCAAATCACATTATCGTGAGCAAATCCATTGCCATATGCCCCGTTTGCCTTGTCCGCTGACCGCCGCGCCCGCTTCGGCATGGCGCCCGTGCGTCTGTGCAACTGGCTTGCCCAGCCCTTGCCGGTGGAGGTCAACAAGCCGGTACGCGCCTGCCTGCTGCCGACGCCGGGCCGCACGTCACGGCTCGACATGGGCGCGGAAATTCAGGGCGTGTACCAGGAGAACGGCGTCCGCAGCAGCAGCCTGTTCGTTGTCGCGGGCGGCACGCTCTACAGCGTGTCCTCATCGTGGGTGAAAACATCCATCGGCGCAATCGGCGGGACGGGCCTCGCCATCTTCGCCGGGCTCCGGGACAAGCTGTTCATTTCGCAATCCGGGCTCCTGTTCGTCTGGGACGGCGCGACGCTGACGCAGGTTACAGACGTGGACTTGCCGCTGGTAGAATCGATGCTGGTTCTTGCCCAGCGCGTCGTGGTGAGCGAGCCGGATGCGGATACGATCACATGGTCGTCTACGCTCGACGGGACCAGCATCGATGCTCTGGCCTTTGCCACGGCGGAGCAGAAGCCGGACGTGATCCGCGCGCTGGTGAAGGTCTCCGGCCAGTTTATTGCCATGGGCGCAACCAGTCTCGAAATCTTCCGGGCGACCGGATCGACAAGCCTGCCATTCGCCAACGTCACCGCGCAATCCATCGATGAGAGTGCCGGCCTCCTGTGCAAGACGGCATACACGGTCATTGGCGACAAGGTCTACTTCCTCGGCGGCAATCGCCGCCTCTACGTCATGAACGGCTTTGCGCTGCAGGAAGCGCCGACGAACGGCGAACTTGAAGACGAGCTGCAGGCCATGTCCGAAGCGGACAGGATGCTGACGACGATCTGGGGCTATACGCGCGGCACCAGTGAGTTTGTCGTGGTGCGTCCCAAGGGCAAACCCGCGTTCGTCTATGACGCTTCTACGCGCCTCTGGCACACCCGGGAGACATGGGAAGAGGGCGTGTTCACCACGCGCTTTCACGCCAACGCCTACGGCTACAATGTGGTAGCCGATGAGGGCGGCTCCGTCCTCTATACGATGGACGAGAACGTCTACACCGACGCCGGGACCACGATTGAACGCGTGGCCACCTTCCGCATCATGGCGAAGGATTACGACAGCATAGGGACACTCTGCCTCGACCTGCAGGCTTTCGGTCGCCCCGCCAGCGGGCAGGGCTCGGCGCCCAGGCTTATGGTGGACATCTCCACGAACGGGCGCACGGATCGAGACGACAACCGCTCCGAGATCATGCTCGACATCGGCCCGGACGGCACGTTCCGCAAGCCGGTGCTCTACGGCCTCGGCATGATCCCGCCGGGCGAGGGGATGACCATCACGCTACGGCTCACGGACCCCATCGGGCTGGCGCTCTATGGCGCGTGGATCAATGAAGGCGAGCGCGCCTGATGGCCGAGCAACCCGTCCCATTCCTTCGCGCTGGCGACAAGGTGCTGAACACAGACGGCACGGTTCAGGAGTGGTTCCGCAACGCCTGGAACACGATGGTTGAGCGCACCGGCACGGAGACGCAAAGCACGATCCTCGGCATCATCAACGGCCAGCAGGAGATTGCGGAGCAGCAGGCGGCAGACCGGGCGGCGGCTGTGGCGCGCGATGCAGCGCTTGCAACGTCCACCTCTGGCGGGGCGGGCAGCGTCTCTAACGGAACATCCTATTCCGGCGGGGTCACGTCGGGGACGACATGGACGGCCATTTCAACGGTTCCGGTCACGCCATCGGGCGCAGGCGGGGACTACACCATCTCGGTCCTGCCGGACGAGGTCATAAACGGCCACCTGTCCAGCGAGGCGGCTTATGCCGAGTTCGACGGGGACTGGCGCGTGGTTGAGGAGCTGACGGGCGGCGGCACGGTCTACACGCTTGATAGCGGGACATTCATGGTCATCTATACGCCAGAAGTTGTCATCGGCGACGAGGGCCGCACCTACACGATTCCGGAAAGCTGGGCGGTGGCGTTCACCGGCCTGCCGTCCGGCCTCATCGCTGCAAACGAGGCGGCGGCGGTCAACATCCGTCTGGAGGTCCGCCAGTCCACTGGCGAGACGCTGGAAATCACCGCGCCCGGCCTGTCCGGCGCGATGTCTGTCACTTGGTCAGCATAGGGCTAACACATGGCGCAAAGCCTGTTCAGGACCGTCCAGAGACTTCTGGACGATAGCGGGGCTGTCGAGCCCGGCGCGACTATCGAGTTCTACACGGCTGGCACGACAACGCCGCTGACGGTGTACTCGGACAGGGCGCTGAGCACGACGGCGGGCTCATCTGTGACAGCGGACGCCAACGGCGCTGTTGCGGAGCGCTGGGTGGCGGACAGCGTGCTGTTCAAGCTGATCTACAAGGACGCCGACGGGGCGACCAAGTACACCCGCGATTACGCCAACGACGATCAGACGTTCAGCACGGACACCGAATACGACTGGAGCGCCATTCAGAACTTCGACGCCGGGGCGCGGTTCGGCGATGACGACATTTATATCGTTCCGTCCGGCGTGGACAAGGATGTCATCTTCAACTTCGCGCCGAACGACTACCTGATTTACGACCGCAGCGCGAACACGCTTTCGCTCGTCATCGGCTCTGCCACCGTCAAGACATGGGCGGCGACAAGCGACACGGGCGGGCATCTCTACCTCCTCGCAGACAGCACTTACGATCTGGGGACAACCAGCGTGCGCGCGCGCGTCGCGTACCTCGATGATTTGGAATTGCGCCCATCTGCCTCACGCACGCCAGCGGCCAACGGCGACCTGAGCATCGAGGCGACCAGCAACACCACGATCACGCTGAAACTGAAAGGCTCGGACGGCACTGTCCGCTCCGGAACGGTGACCCTGTCATGAGCGACCGCATCCACGTACTCGCCAAGGCTGAGCTTCAGCGCTCGGACTGGAAGCTGCTTCGCGCGCTGGAGCGCTCCATCGCCGGGGAAGCATGGTGCAACTGGCGGGATGAAATCCGCCGTCTGGTGCGCGACCCCGGCGAGGCGAAGGAGCTTCCGCCAGAGCCGCCGTTCGGCGTGTTCGTCGCGTCTGAGCCGGCGCCCGTCATCGAGCCGCCCCCGCCAGAGCCGCCGCCGCGCGATCAGATCCCCGCCGAGCTGGAGCGCTTCGCAGAGGCTGACGAGACCGCGCACGACTTCCGGGAGCGCATCAAGAACCTGTGGCAGCGCTTCGGCATCCGAGAAGGTCACCACACCGCCGACATGCCGCCGCTGACAGCGGACGAGAAAATCGCCATGCGGGAAATCGATATCGCCAACTCATTGGCGGGGAACTGGATCGGCCGCTGAGAGCGGCACAGGGCTAAGGGGCTGGATTTGGATGACATCACGAACCTGCATTTTCAGATGCGGGACATGTTCCAACGTGCGCGAGATCATGCGGACGAAGGGGACGACAAGTTGAAGGGCGAAGTCATCGCCCGCATCAATCAGGTGGAGCGGACGATTACCACGCTTGCGGAGCAGTTGGGAGCCCTGCGCTCTTTGCTGGCAGGCGAGTCCGTTCCGCCGATCCACCGCGCGCCACGGTTTCCGGCGTTCGTGAAGGACTGGAGGTTCTGGGTCGCCATTATCGGAGCCATCATCGCCGCCCGTTCGCCGGACATGCTGCCTCACTTCCTCAAGCTGTTTGGAGTGTAGGCCATGGAAAAGGCATGGGGCTGGTTCAAACGCGACTTTGCGGAATGGTTTGTCGGATCGTGGGCGCTGCTGCTTGGCTGGGGGATCATCGTCTGGATTTTCTCCCGCCTGATCGTCATGGACGGCCACTTCTCTCGCACGTTGGGCGAAGGGTCCAGCGTCAATCCGGACCTGTTCCAGCATGTCGGCTGGGCTTACCGGGTGTTCGCTGCGTCGTTTCTCGTCATCGCCTACAAGATGGCGTTGGCGGGCCTGAAGTGGAGCGCATGGGCGATCCGTATTCTGGGCGCGTTCTGCACGCTCATCGTCATCATGCACGCGGTGGGCTTCGGTCTGGAAGCGCTCGCCGGGAAACGGGCCGCAGCCGAGGCTGAGGTTCGCCAGCAAACCGTCAGCGTTGAGGCCACGGGTGACAAGGTCGCACTCCTCGAAAAGCAGAAAGTCGAGATCAGGAAGCAACTAGCCGAGTCCATCGCGCCCTTGCAGGACCGCATGGCGAAGCTCGATAGCGACGGTAGGCTGAACGAGGACCGCACGGACGCACTGCAGGCCCGCGTTGAGAAGCTGGAAGACGGCGCGCAGGTCAAGATTGACGAGATCGACGGCCAAATCCTTGCCCTGACAACCGCTAGCGGGGAGACGGCAACCACTGCTGCGGCATCCACGACGCAAGACAAGAAGTGGACGCATCTCTTTGTCGGCATGGCGCAGCTTGCGGAACACAAGTGGGTTCCGGATGACAACGCGATCTATCTCGCTGGCGTCCTGTTCACGGTCTTCTGGGTGTTGCTTGGTGACCTCATCTGCATCGTTGGCCCTGAGACGCTCTACAAGCTCCACCTGAAGGACAAGCAGGCAGGTCATCGCGAGAAGGCCAAGGCTTACGATGACTGGAAGGCGGGTCTGTCAGAGGCCGGAAAGAAGGGCGCCAAGCGCAAGCAGCGCAACGAGAAGGTCAAGGCCGCCCGGCTCGCCATCGCTGACATGAGCGAGAAGGTAAACCAGTCCACGACACCTCTGGACGAGGACGCCGAAGACGAGCCGGAAACCGAGATCGAACCGGACGCGCCGGACGCTCTGTCCGAGACAGACGCCGATCTTTCCGCCGACAATGAAGACGAACCGCGACCCGACATCAAGGCCGCTGAGTAGGGGACTGGAATGGCGATCATGCTACCTGTGGCGCGGCCTGTCAGCGAGCTGTCGCTTGACGCCGAGGGCCGGGCGCTCATCAAGCACTTTGAGGGCCTGATGCTGAAGGCGTACCGCTGCAGCGCGGGCAAGTTGACCATCGGTTATGGCTCCACGCGGGACGTGACCGAGGGCGTGGTCATCACGCTTCAGGAAGCCGAAGACAGGCTCATTCAGGACGTGAAGGCGTCCGAGGCGCTGGTCCGCTCCAAGGTCGCCGTACCGCTGACGCAGGCGCAATTCAACGCGCTGGTGTCACTGGTGTTCAACCTTGGCCGCGTCCCGCCTTCGCTTCTGGCCTGCATCAATGGCGGGGTGACGGACAAGGGCGTCGAGATGCGCCCCGGATCGTGGAGAGAGGCGGCAGACCAGTTCTTGCGCAACTGCCGCGCGAAGGTGATGCAGCGGCAATTGGCGATCCCGATCCCTGTCAGTCAGCCCCTGCTTGGCCTCTACCGCCGCCGCATGGCCGAGGCCGTGATGTTCATGGGCTTCAAGGACTGGAACCTCGCAACAGCAGGCGTCTCGATGAAAGCCGATCTGGGCACGACGACGCGCGGCGAATGGGTCTACGCCATCGATCCGGTTGAGACGACTTCGCTGGACGCCTGCCTTGAGCGCGCGGCGCGCGCGGCGTCCGTCGCCGGGCTTGTCGATGAACACGAGGCCAATGAGCAAGCTGGTCTTGCATGGCCGCAACCCGATCCGGTGCGTGTCTCGCCGGAGGCGGCGAGGGAGTCGGTCCAACCCCAGCCCCCGATTTCCTCGCCGCCAGTCTCTTCGCCGCAGGCTTCAGCCCCGGCGGTTGAGGGGGAGGGGGCGGTAGCAGTGGCGCCGTCCCCGAACCCGCCAAAGGTGTCGGTTCCCGTATCGACCCCTGCCGGACCTGTCCCGGGCGCCGGAAAGATCAGCGGTGAGCCTGCCGCCAAGCCCCGCCCCACGCTGGAGACGATTGCGAAGGATGCTGACATCGATCTGGTCTCGCTGCGCAAGGCGATAGCGGCGTTCCTGCTCTGGTTCGGCAACCTGCTCCGCGCGGTCGGCTCCAACGGCATGAAGGTCTTTGGCTTCGGCGGGTCCACGCTGACGGTCGCCGCCGATCAACTCGGCTTTCCGTTCGTGCAGACAATGATCGTCACGGTCGGCGTCGTCGTCATTCTGGGCGTCGTCTGGCTGGTCGGGTTCATTGCCGAGAAGTTCGGACTGCGCAGCAAGAAGAAGGTTCTGAGCGAGGGAGCCGCAGCATGATTACGTTCTTCACCGGCGCATGGGCGTGGCTTCGGGCCAACCCCGTCGTCTCCAAAATCCTGATGTGGTGCGGCATCGCACTGGCCCTGTTTGTCGGGGCGAAGACCTACAAGGCGAAGGTTGAGAGTGCGACCCGCAAGAAGGTCGAAGGCGAGTTTGAGAAGAAAGCGTCGCGTACCGAGGCCGCCGTAGCTGAACGGCGGATTGACATCAACAAGGCTGAAACGAGGTCCGCAAATGAAGCTCTTGAAGCTCGCGACGCTGAGCGTCCTGTCCCCCCTGCTGCTGACGGCGTGCGCCGTGAAGCCGCCGATATACTCTTCCGAACAGAAGGCAGTTGAGACGGTCGAAGATACCGCCGCCGATGTGAAGGCCGAAGTTTGCCGGGGGCAGAAGCCGCAGGCCATCACGCGCGAACAATACAATGCCTGGCCGGATGACGCCAAGGCGTATGCGCTGGCGAACGTGGAGCAGTGGATCGCGGGCGGCTGTGACGAGCTGGGGAGCTGACCCGTGGCGGCCCCGAAACCGGCGCCGACCGATCCGGTGAAGGTGAAGCACCATACCCACGTCCACCCGTTCTTCGCGTTCCTCGTCTGGCTCGGCGGCCTTGTGATCTGGTGCGGCCTCTCTGTCGGGCCGGGCCAGTACCTGGAAGTGTACCTGATGCGGGAGGCGGACTATGCGCGTCCTGAGTTGGCCTCAGTCGCCTTCTATGAGGCTGACGACCTGCTGGGAGAGGCGAGCGAGGCGATGGCGGCCAACCCTGTGGGATGCCGCAAGAACCCCGCTGGCGGGCTGTCCTGTGAGCCTGCGTCGGCTCCTGTGGTCAGGGTGGAGCGGACGCCTGCGATTACGGACATGCGGCTGGCAGCTTTGGGGATGAACCTGAGACCGTGGAAGGTTCAGTTTCTCCCGGCTCTGCTGACCTCCGCTATCGGGTACGTGGGAGGGACGCTGATGTTTCTGGTGGCGCTGTTGCTGGGGAGTAGGAGGGGTTAGGCGGGGCGCGTAACCTGCTGCAGGCTGTAGACCTGCTCGCAATGCTTTCCGCTCTCATCGCGCCGTTCCAGTGTGATGCGCATCCCGTCAACTTCGGTGACGATCCAGACCAGCCGCGTCCCTATGACGATAGCCTTGTCGCCAATCGCGAGAGGCTTCCATGTGCCCCATCCGTCCATCTCTCAATCCTTTCGCGTCTCTCTACTGGACGGCTGTTCTGGCGAGGCCGGGGAGGCGGGGTTAGGGTTCGTCACCTGTCTGAATTTCGACGTTGAAGAACCGGGGATACGTCCCGATTACCTGCATCCCAACCGTCTCCGAGAACGTCAGCGTCTCCGCCTCTCCGCCCGGCGCGATGAAAACGGGAACCGCATCCGGGCCGATGCAGAGCGTTCCGAATTCGGTGAAGGCAAAGGACGATCCGGGGAGCGGGTCTGCGATGACGCCCAAGCGCTTCAGGATGTCGCTCATCTCAATCTCCGGGCGGCAGGGGGCGGGGCTTCACGAACGGAGCAAAGAGCGATTCCTTGCGGTAACGCTCAAAGAAATCCTGCACGCCCGCATTCGCCTGCTCTCGAAACTGCGCCGTCTTTCCGAGCGCCGCAACGAGCTCTTCGAATGAGCGCACCTCGACCGGGCCGTCATCCGTCATGACGTGGCCGACAACCATTTCGGTTCGCAGCCACTCCAGCGCCTCATCTCCGGTCTTCATCCTCAACCCCTTCACCCACGCGCTACGGCGCTCATCTGGAGACTACCGCAATGCTCGATCTATCGCCAGTCTTCCACGTCCCGACCGCGCTCGCCGCGATCATCACCACGCTCGTTCTCGTCAACACGCCACGCGCCATGTCGTGGGTAGGCCGGTCGCTCTCCCGCATCGGCAAGAAGACCGCGTGAAGCCCTTCGCCCTTCTGGTCGCCGCTGCCGCCGTCTTCATGATGGTGGTAGCGGTGGACTGGCCTATGCTCGCCGTGGTGCTGGCGGCTGTGGTGTGGGGTTAGGCGGGGCCGACAAACAGCCGGTATCCCCAGCCTTTCCATAGCGGCTTCGATATGCCGGTACGTTCCGAAAAGTAGGCCCGCGCGCTCGGCGTGTAGAAGACCACAGCGCGCCCGAAGGCCTTCAGCCACCAGCCGCTTTCAAATGCGCAAAACTCAATTCCGGCGAAACGAAAGCCGCGATGCCAACCTGCTTTTTCCATCCTCAAACCCTATCACATCCCATGTCCCGAACCTACGCGCACCCGCTCAGATACCGCCCCCGCTTCCGCTGGCGCCTCTACCTCGGCTCCCTCGCGCTTGGCTTCGGTGGCTGGGCGGCGCTGGAGTGGGTGGCGTCCGTGACGGGCCTCAACTGAGAAGCGCCAGACACTTGATCATGCAATCCCGAACCGAAAGCGCGCGATGTTGAGTCGGTTGCCTCACCACTACCCATTTTGGATTGTCGATGAATTCAGGCTCTACCTCATCAGTAGCGCCCAAAATGCAGAGGCCCTTTGACAGCAGAAGGCTGCGCCCTACTATTTCGATGGGCTCTCCGGGAGCATATGTTCGCTCATCAAACTGCACTTTCTCGTTGAGGACGGCGGCTACCAGCCCCGGCAGATCGTCGTCTTCGCCATTTGCAAAGATGACCGGGAGCAGTTCAAACTTCGGCGCTGTGACCGGGCGATCTAGCGTGTCGGTGTCCATCTATTCCTCCTTTGCGGGCGCGTGAGCTGCGGCTGAGAGCATGGCGGGCGGCGCGGGCAGGGGGCGCCAGTGGGTGGGTGGATCATCAAGCGAGCTGACGCCATCAAACCACTTTCCCCAATCCTGCCACCACACGAGCCTAGTTGAATCCGCATCACCAGCAACGCCGACCAGAATGCATGTCCCGTCCTTCGGCGCGCTCTCGATCTCCCGCCAGCCCGGCTCGATCACCAGACCCTGGGTCTTGAGGGCGGCGAGGAAGGCGGCAATACCGAGATCCGCATGAAATGCGACACCAACGCCGAACGTGGTGCGCTCAACCTCGCGAACCGCAGCCTCCCGCGCTTTCGCTATGGCGTCCGTCATGGCGTCTTCTCCAGCGTTTCGAGGGCGGCGGACAGGTGAGCCGCAGTCTCCGTCAGGCCACTGGCGCTCAACCCAGTCAGCCACGATGTCACCAACTTCTCTGGGGTTGAGTGCGGCAGCCCGGCCCACATCGGAGCGCATGTCCGTGCAGTTGGTCAGTATCAACGCCTCGCTACTGACAGCGACCCAGAAGCGGTCATTCTCTGTCGGCACGATGCGAATGAACATGCTCTTCATTTCGTCTCTCCTACCTTCGTGAACTCACTCATGGCTAGCGCTCCTGATGTCAGCTGCGACTGCGGCGGCGGTGCGGAGGTGGTCGCCGACTAGGTCGTATTCGCGTCCGGCGGCAGGCGTATAGATGGCCATATCCCAGCTATCTGGATCGCGTGGCTTGAACAGCTCGCCAGCCTTCGCAAACGGCCCCAGCGCCTCCCCGGCCTTCAGCGCCAGCGCCTTCCAGCGGGCGATCTCCGCAGCCTGCGCCTCGATGAGCGCGGCGGCTTCTGCGGCCAGTTTTGCTGTCAGGGCCTTTTGCCAGTCCGCAAGTTCGGCTGGCGGAGCGTCCGGGCCGAACAAGACCGCCAGCAATGTCAGGCTCTCGGCAATTTCGTCCGGGTCACGCAGCCGCGCTGCTACCTGCTGTGCGTCACTCATTTGCGGTCCTCGCTGTACTTGCGGTATAGGTACTCAGCGACCCGCGTGCGGGCGTCGTCGTTCGGCAGGTCATTGAACAGATCGAAGCACCAGCCGATTGTCTGGACTTCCAGATCAATGTCCCTCCCATCGTCGTATGTGCGGAACGTGAGAAGGCGTTGCTTCTGTTCGTGTGCGTCACTCATCAGTCAGATCCTTCTTCAGCTTTCCAAGCGCCACCAGCGCGAACGGGACAAGCAGCCAGCCGGTGACGGCGAGGAGCCAGAGGGGGGGGCGGTCATTTGCGCCCCCGTTTCCGCGCCGCCTTCTGAGCGCGCTGCTTGGCGGCCTTGGGGTTGCGCTTCGGTTTGGGCTTGTCGCCGCGCTTCGACGTGATGGCGGGAGCGGAATACGCCCCGCTGGCGAGGCCAAGACCAAACGCTGCGGCGGCTAGGCCCATGCCTATGCCGGGGAGAACAGGGCGGCTCATTTCGTCTCCGTGGGTGCTAGTGCGGCGCGGGCGCTGAGAATGAACACGTCGTAGGCGCCTTCGAAGTCGGGCTCGTCGTCATCGCCAAAATCCTCCTCATACTGCTTGCGGGCCTGCTCACTGAGGCTTTGACTGGCCATGACCCTGAAGATGCCTTTCAGAGCCTCCTCGCGCGCCTCTGCCGCAGCAAGGCGGACGGCCGCGCTAGACAGCAACTCGCGCGCATGTCCGCCAATCCCGTGCGGAACAAGAACGCCCTTGCGGTCCAGCGCAATCAGCGCCTCAATGCTGCGAAGGAGGTTCGCGGTATCGCCATGGAAGTTGTCCTCCAGCGCCTCCAGCCTCTCCAGCTCCGCGACGGTCTCTCTCAGGTCACCCATTGCGCTTCTCCGCTTTGGCGATGGCTGCGCGGGCGCGCTTGGCCTCTTCGCGCCACACGTCCAGAACCGTGATCCCGCCGTCCGCTGCAAGCTCGTCCGGGTCGCCCTCGATCAGCGTTTCGAGAAGGCGGTCAGCCCAGCGAAGCAGCTCATCACGCTCAGCCTGGATCGTGGCGTCGGGGAGGGGGTCGGGGAGAAGGTCGTCAGGGTTCTCGTCAGCATACCCGCCCCGGCCATCGGGCCGGTAAAGGAGCGTGAGGTTCGCGTCCTCTCCCGTCAGCATGAAAACATGCACGGGGTTCGGCGTGCCCGCCGTGATGCCCGTGACTAGTCCGCGATCCCCGCCCCGCGTGCGATATACGCGCCCGACTTCAAACTGCGTCTCACTCATGGTCGTTTTCCTTTGCGCGGCGGGAGAGTTCGGCGTCGATGGCGGCGAGCGTCGGTTGCGCCGCTCTAAGCGCATGCCAGATCGCGGGATTGTTCGGGACGACTGGCCCAGCGTCGTTATCGACATCCCCCGGCGCTGGCGGCAGGGCGAAGCGTTTCACCGCATCAACCGGGACCGCCATATCGCGCTCGCTGTTGTAGTAGGCGAACTGCTCCCGCACTTGCTCGGGCGTGTACTCCCCGGCCCATGACAGCGGCCAGCAATAGCCCGCGTTTTCGGGGCGCCAGAACGTGATGTAGCGATGCTGCTTCTGCGTGTGGCGAATGCTGGCAATGTAGTATCCATGCACATCGGTCGGCGTGTCGGACAGGTCGGTCATGGCTGGGCTCATTGCGCCACGTCGAGGAACGGAAGCGGTGTATCGCCGCCCATGTAGACCGGCAGCTTGCCGTCCCAAGCTTCGATAGCTTTGAGCTGAAGCACTTCGGGATCTTTGGCGACCGACTCCGCAAGCAGGCGGTTGCTTTCCGCGATGCCCCGCGCCTCTTCGATCTTGGCGTTCGCGTTGGCCGTAGCGCGGGCGACTTGCGCCTCTGCCGCAAGGGTTTCCTGCTCAACCTTCGTCTTGTTCTGGATGGCTGTCAGGATAATTTCAGGATAGCGGATGTTGCCAATCCAGTCGAGTTGCGAGATGGCGACGCAGTCCCCGGCCCACTTCTTGACGACCCGGCCCATGGCCTTCTGAATGACCTCCTGACGGCCACCGGAGTACATCCGTTCGACATTGACCAGCTCGCTTTCGGCGCTAATCGCCGTGCGCACATCGTTGCGGATCGGGCCATCGAAAAGCTGGTCGAAGTCCAGCCGGTACTTCTGGTAAAGCGCCGGGGCGCAACTCGGATCGATGCGCAAGACAAGCTGCACATCCGCCGTCATGGGTAGGCCGGTGTTGTCGGCAAAGCCGATTTCTTCATTCTCAACACCGCGCTCGTCCGGCTCACGGGTGTAGGTGTAGGTCCGCTGGATCGTGGGGAACTCGACGACGCTTTCGCCCCAGCCGTTGGCGACCCATCCCGGCATCCGGGGCTCCGGATCGACGCCAGCCTTGGAGCCGAACGTGTAGATTTTCACGCCGACATTTCCGGGCTCGACAGTCTCGCCACACGCGACCAGCGCCAGAGCGGAAACAGTCAGGAGGATGGCTTTTACCTTAGTCATGTGTATCTTCTTTCGTGGGTTCGGCGTCGCCTTTGGCGACCCGCGCGGTTACTCGAATGCCGACGATTGCAATGCTCGCCAGCAGGCTCACTCCAACAATGGCGAGGGCGACCCCGCCGAAAAGTCCAAGGTCATTCCGGGATGCGATGAGGCCCGCGACCGCGTATCGGAACAGGAACATCGCGACTGCGACCCATGCGATGGCGAAGCCCGTTCCAACGCCAATCGCCCGAATGATCCGTGTAGCTTCGTCCATCACCCAGCCCTCCGCATCCGCTCGACGCGGAGCCATCCCTTGTTCGAGGCGACTTTGCGCCACTCGCCAAAACGATTTCCGGCCGCTCCGATCCTGGCGACGAACGCATCCACGTCAGGCGTGTAGGAGAGGTCGTGCGCGGTCGCTCCCAGATCGGGGAGGCGCGCGAACAGGTGTGCGATCTCAGCCGACATGGAGCACTCCCATAGGCGCGGCCTCGCAGGCGTTCCGTATCTCGCGCAAAAATTCCAGCGCGCCGTGATAGTCGCCCCAGCCGTTCGGCGGGTTCAGCTTTTCAAAGCCAGGCTTGTCCGCCGTCATCATGGCGATTGCCGCATTCAGGCGCGGCAGGGCGTCGGCGCCCTTCATGCCGTTCATTTCGCGGATGGGCAGGCCAGCCTTGATGAACATGGCGGAGCAATTGTAGGTGCAGCCCGCGTCCAGTTCCGCGCGGCGAACCCGGCAACAATCGCAGTTGCAGTTTTCCGGGCCGTGGATGGAAACGGCGTAGCTCATGGCGCTACCCCGGCTTTGTCCAAAGCGGCGCGGGCGAGCCGCTGCATGGTGAGCGGGTTGAAGCCCATATCGGCCTCAGGCATATCCGCAATCTCTTGCAGGCACGCCATCAGGTCGCGGTTCTTGTCGCGAAGGAGGATGCCCTCGATCTCGACACGGCGGCAGCGCGCGATATCCTGCGACAAGTTCCAGCTGGCGTTATCTTTCAGGTGGTCCTGCACCGAGTGCAGAAGGTCTTCGTAGACCGCATCAGCCGCCCGCCGCATCGGTCCCGCAGCGCGCTCCACGAACTTGTCGAGGATGGCGTCGCAGACCTGCGCAACGATCTCTTCCGGTTGCTTCATCTCGCTCATGGTATCCCCCTATTGCGCCACAGCGCGTTCGGCCTCGGCAGGCCACTCGTTGAACTTCACCAGATGGCGGCGGGCGTTCTCGATGCGACCCCGAACGATGGGGTCCGTTGCGAACAGGAGCGCGGTCGCCAGATCGGCAAGCGCCTCGTCCATGTGGTCGGACTGTTCGCGGATCGAGAATGTGGAGGTCGGGGCAGGTTCCTGGGTGTCGAAGGGCATCACTCGGCCCCCAACTTAGCGCGGCCGGCTTCGGTGAGGCGCAGTTTCGCCACCCCCATCAGTGCGCCAGCGCCTCCGTATGTCCGCTCGACCAGACCGCGCTCGACGGCTTCGGCCAGCGCATCCGAGTTGCTGACAAGCCCCGCGAACAGGCACACTCTGGCATCGTCCAGAACCTCAAGAATTTCGGCGTCGGTCACCATCACTTAGCCTCCAGCTTGGCGCGCACACGGGGAGCGCGGTTCGCACTGGCGGCCTTGACGTAGGCAGACGCGGCCTCAGCCTTGATCCGGCGAACGTCTTCCGAGACAAGCTGCTCGTACTCAGCCGCCGTGAAGGTCTGACCCGCCGTGACCCGGCGCTCGCCTTCACGGTACGCCTTGGCGTTCGCCAGATGGATTTGCGCCATCTGCAGCCGGTACTCGACGGCCCGCAGGTCGCTGTCAGCCTCGCCGGACAGCTTCGCGGCTTGCGCCATGTGGTGCGCGACGTGGCGCTTCTCGTTGCGGATGTGCTCGCGGATCGAGGCGATCTGCATCCCCATGCGGGACAAGTCGCGTGTGTCCGTGGGGTCGGTGCGCATCAGCGGGCCTCCAATTGGGAGGCGAGGTCGCGGGCGGCATTGCTGGCCCGGATCGAGTAGAAGAAGAAGTGACCCGCTCCGATGAGGACGCAGACAATCGGGAAGAGGACGGCTGGTGCGCCAAGCAGTTCGGAGAGCTTGTCGCCGCCCCAGACGAACAAGGGCGCGAAGGTGATGGCGCAGCCAATGCCGACGCCGATTGCGGCTTCATGCAGCTTGGCGATTGCAGCCGTGGCATCCGTGGGGTCGGTCCGAAGGTGGGCGGTCATTGGGATGCTCCCGTCGCCGGGGGAGCGGGGAGGGGCATCCAGTGGGTGACGTGGCAGGCGCCGTCAGTCGGGTTGCAGGCCTTCTGACCGGGCGGGACAGTCTCAGGCCAGCAGCTGCGGTTGCCGCCCATCAGGTTCTTGATGGCGATGGGGTCGTCGCCAGTCCGGCGAGCCAGCGGGCGGTACACCAACGCCGGTTGGCCTTTGCAAACCGCCGTCTCTATCGGCTGCCAGTCTGTGGCTGTCCCGGTCATTGCGCGGCTCCTGCTGCGGAGAGGGCGGCGGCTTTGGCAAGCGCTGTGTTGGCCGCAAAGGCAGCCTTCAGACCGGGATGCTTTCTCGCGTCGCTGTAGCTGACGAAGTCCATCCGGTAGCCGCGCGGGTAGTGCGCCCGGAACCCTTCGTGGCGATCAGGGCGGGAGCCGTCCAGAATGCCGAGGTCGCCCAGCATGTAGTATTCGTTGGAGCACACATGGCCGCCAAGGCCGGTGCCGTCCGCCGCAAGCAGGACCCCGGAAAACCATCCCGGCGAGCCGCCATTGTTGAAGCCGTAGATGACCGGCAGATCAGCGACGGGCACGCCGTCCGGGTTGTAGACCGCGTAATCGGGGTTGATCTCGTCAGTCGTCGCCATTGTCCGTGTCCTCTGTCGCGCCGGGGCGCTGGTGTGAGGGGGACTATGCACACCTCCCGTTTTCACCGCAAGTGAAAAAGATCGCACGGCGGGAAAAAATTCGCTTGCCCGGATTTTCGCCGCGTGCATACTGCCGACATGCTCAAACGCTATCGCAAATCGAAAGACTGGACGCTACAACAGGCGGCTGACCACTTCGGCCTCAGCGTGTCCTACATTCATCAGCTTGAATCTGGCCGCAAGCCAATGACGCTGACAGCAGCGCGGATCATCGCGGCCAAGTCGCCGCTCACGGTCACGCAGCTTCTCGGCCTCAAGGAGCGCGCATGACGCTCCCCACCCAATTCCGGGTAACCGGATACGTCAGTCCGGGGAGGACTCCCCCCAAACCCGTCCCAACCGGGCTGACGTTCTTTTTCGCTGACCACCTCCCGGCGAAAGCGCCGTCCGTTGCCTCTCGTGGGCAGCGGGCGGCGTGGGGAGGGCTCCGCCATGGGTGAGCGCTACGAAATCCGCACGCTGGACGACCTCGTCACCCTTTGGGCCGCCCTGACGCCAGAGAAGCGCGAGACGTTCACCACCGATCTTGTGACGTGGATGAACATCAGCACGGCATTGATCGGCTCGCTGGGCGAGCGACGGCAGCAAGTCCGGATGGCCTTCACGTGGGTCGATGACGGCAAGAACGATTTTCTCGGGCTCATGATCCGCCCGGAACCCGCCACCCCACCCGACCTCGAATAGCAGATGACCCGGACGCGCTAAGGCCCGGGCCACCCTTTCAAATCCGGCTTGTTCAAGGAAGCCAGACCATGACGCACAACGTACCGACCAACATTGGCGTTCCCGTGACGCTGAGGACAGCCATCGCCGCACAGGTCGCGCGCCTCAACGATGAGGGCGTCTTCTCCGCTTCTGACATTGCCGCTGACCCTGTCGTCGCCCCGCTGCTCTACGCGCTGGAGCTGCTGGCCGCTCCGAAGGCGAGGGCGGCGTGATGGGCTGCGATATCTGCACACACAGTTACGGATTTGAGTGGGAGCCCGGTCAGCCCAACGTCCAGACCATCCATTGCACGCTGAATCCGGTCTGGGTCGAAGTCAGCAGCGACCATTTCTGCAGCCAATACTGGAACGACTATGCGGCGCCGAAATACGACGCCGAGCGCTCAGCCCGCCGTGATGAGCTTTGGGCGTCTCGCGAGCAATACAAGAAGCGCGCCGCTGACGCCGAACGCAAGCTGAAGGCCGCCAACAAGCGCCTTCGCGAGATGCGCGCCAAAGGCGGTGACGCATGACCCGCCCCGATCCCAACCGCATCGCTGGCCTCGCACTCATAGCCGCAAGCGCGGCGCTGGTGCTGTGGGTCGTATTCGAGATCGCCCGTGCTCCGGGCGTCGCCCTGGCCCTCGCCGCTGTTGCGGCGGCGGGGGTCGTTTTTTCGGCGTGGAGGCACTGATGCTGAAATTCACCGTTCCCGGCGAGCCGCGCGGCAAGGGCCGGCCAAGGTTCGTCTCGACGCCGAAAGGCGGTCGCGCGTTCACGGACGGCAAGACGGCGTCCTACGAAAATCTCGTCAAGCTCTGCGCAAGAGCCGCTGGCGCGAAGGTCGTGGACGATCATCTCGCCGTGGACATCACCGCATATTTCGAGCCGGCGCCATCCTGGTCAAAGAAGAAGATCGCCGCCGCGCTCGCCAATGAGTTTCGCCCCGGAAAGTTCGATGTCGACAACGTGGCCAAGGCCGCGCTCGATGGCCTGAACGGCATCGCGTTCCGGGATGACAAGCAGATTGCGGATCTTCGCGTCCGCAAGTTCTTCGCGACGGAATCCCGTCTCGAAATCACGGTTTCCCCGATCGCCGGGGCGCAAGAGCAAAGCGATGGAGTCCTGCGAGATAAGGCAGCCTAGGCCGCTCGAATAAGCAGGGGCAAGGGCTCCTCTCCTCCATCGCTCGCCACGCTCGGCGACGCACGGAGCGGGGCCGAAAAAGAGAAGGAGCCCGTGATGGGTTTGCAAATTATCTCAGCCGAACAGCGGCTGGCCGAAAGGAGGGGCGTCAAGGCCCTGATCCTCGGACAGCCCGGCGTCGGCAAGACTTCCCTTCTGCGCACGCTGGATCCGGCGCGCACGCTGTTCCTCGATTTCGAGGCTGGCGCGCTGTCGGTCCAGGATGTGCCTGTTGACGAGCTGCGTCCGACCACATGGCCGGAATGCCGCGACCTTGCGGCTTACATCGCAGGCCCGAACGAAAATGCCGATCCGAAAGCGCCATACGGCCAGCATCACTATGAGAGGGCCGTCGAACGCTTCGGCGATCCGAAGGCCCTCGACAAATACGAGACGCTGTTCATTGACAGCATCACCGTTGCTGGCCGTCTCTGCTTCTCGTGGTGCGAGCAGCAACCCGAGGCGTTCAACGCCAAGGGCGACAAGAACCTGCTCGGCGCCTACGGCCTGCATGGCCGGGAGATGATCCAGTGGATCACCCGGCTTCAGCACGCCCGCACGCGCAATGTCGTGTTCGTCTGCCTGCTTGACCAGAAGGAAGACGACTTCGGCCGCAAGACGTGGGCGCCGCAGATCGAGGGCGGCAAGACGGGCCGGGAGATGCCCGGAATCGTGGACGAAGTTTTGACGATGGCCATCATCCGGCCAGAAGACGGCGAGCCCTACCGGGCTTTCGTCACGGACCCCACCAATCCGTGGGACTATCCGGCCAAGGACCGATCTGGCCGGCTGGAGCCGATCGAGGAGCCCCACCTGGGCCGCCTTTTCACCAAGCTCAACGACAGTGCGACGCGGGATAGCTCCGCCAAGAACATCTCCCGCGTCGCTGCCTGAACCAACCCATCATCTGAGAAAGAACAGACACCATGGCTATCGACTTCAACGACGCAGAACGTCAATCCACTGGCGGCGGCGGCGATCCCATCCCGGACGGCGTTGTCGCTCCGGTCATCATCAACCTGCGCGGCGTGAAGGATTCCAAGACCGGGGCCAAAGGCCTCGATCTGGAATTCGTCGTCACCGAGGGCGAGTTCGCCCGCAAGAAGGCCTTCAAGTGGGCCGGCATTGCCGGCAACGGCTCGGAAGGTCATGACAAGATGGTCGCCATCACCAAGTCCTTCATTCGCGCCGTGCTCGAAAGCGCCAGCGGCACGAATCCGGACGACATGTCGCCGGAAGCCCGTCAGGCGCGCTCGATCGATGACTGGGAAGACCTCCACGGTGTGGAGTTCCTGGCACGGTTCGGGATCGAAAAAGGCGAAGACTTCACCGACAAGCGCACCGGTGAAGTCGTGAAGGGCAAGGACAAGAACACCGTCTTTGCCGTCACCTCTGATGATCGCGATTACGCCGGCTTCAAGCCCAAGCGGAAAGCGGGGCGCCAACCTGCCATGGCCGGCGGCGCGGCGAACGGAAGCTATGGATCCAAGCCCAACTGGGGCGCCCGGACCTAGCTCATGCCCGGCGTCCTTCGGGGCGCCGGGTTTTTCGTTTTCAGGGGTTAACCATGTCAACCGATCCGGACGACAAGGCCACGGCTGACGCAGCCGGGGTGCTTGAACGCATTCTGAAAGAGGCTGGCGTTCAGGCGTCGGCAAAGGTTCTGAAGTGGGCCGCGTACAGCACGATCTGCAAATGGATCGAGCGGCGCGGCTTTCACTGGGCGACGCAGCGCGGCAAGGCGGGGTTCGGCGAACCCGACGTCATGGTCGTTGGCTTTGCTGAAGCCTCGCTTGGCCAGATCGCCGACAAGGGCGCCGGCCTCCCGTTTGAAATACCGATCGGCGAGTGGACGCATGCGGATGCCGCGCGCCTGTTCGCGATCGCGCACGAGGCCATCCAGGCCACCATCATCAACACGCTCGAAGATCCGAACGAGCAGAAGGGGTTCTCCCTGTAATGACGCGCGCTGCAATCGACTTCAACTCTCCCGAATATCTCGACGCCGTCAAAGTGATGGCGCTTCACAGGGCGCTGGACGCTGTGCCGCCGCCGCAGGAAAAGCGGCGCGAATACGTAGGCGCTTCCGCCATCGGCGGACCGTGCGAGCGGTCTGTTCAATACGAGTTTCTGGGTGTGCCGCGCGATGAGGGTTGGCGTCACGACGCCAAGACCCTGCGCATCTTCCAGCGCGGCCACATGATGGAAAGCGCCGCGGCTCAATGGCTGTGCGATGCAGGCTTCCGCCTGATCCAGTCGAAGCGAGACGGCGGCCCGATCGGGTTTTCCGTCGCTGACGGTCAGTTCAAGGGGCACGTCGATCGCGTCATCATCTCCGGGCCGATCAATCTGCAATATCCGCTGATCTGGGAGCACAAGGCGCTCGGATCCAAGTCGTGGACGGCGATCCGGAATCGTGGGCTGGCGGCGGCGAAGCCGGAGTATGCGGCGCAGGTCTATCTGTATCAGGCCTACTGCGAGCTGACCGCGCCAGCGCTGTTCCAGGCGACCAACACCGACACGATGGAAATCCATTTCGAGCTGGTCGAATTCGACAAGGCGAAGGCGCAGGCCGCATCCGACCGGGCCGCTGCCGTCATCGCCGACAGCAAGGCCGGCGCGATGCGCCCGCGCCCGACCGATGATCCAGAATTCTACGTCTGCAAGAACTGCGCATTCCGTCAGAGGTGCTGGCAATGATCGACTTCAATGATGCGCCCCGGCAGGCGCAGACACGCTTTGAGGACGCTGAAGCCCGGCGCGACAGGATCGCTGCCGGGCTCAAACGTAGCGCCCGCGACTTCATCCGCTTCCTGTATCCGAAGGCGGCATTCACCGGACATGACGCCCGTATTGGCGACATTTACGGACAGGACGGCGAGTCGATGTCGATCGAGTTCGCCGGCGAGCGGGCCGGTCTCTGGACCGATCACGCAACCGGGGAGGGCGGCGACCTTCTGACCCTGTGGGCGCTGGCGCACAATCTCGACCCCAACCGGGATTTCGCCCGCGTCCTGACCGAGTGCGAGAACTGGCTTGGTGGAGCGCCGCCTGTCTACGCCTCCCAGCGTCACGACAGCATCGCCAGTCAGCCACGCAAGGCGCAACAGCCGAAGACGCTGGAGCGCATCTATGTCTATCGCGATCGCGATGGTAAGCCGACAGGCGTTGAGCAGCGGCGCTACACCAAGGCGGACGGGTCCAAGACTTTCGTTCCGTTCGTCAACGACAGCCCCGGCATGCTGCCATCGTCCAGGCCGCTCTATGGCATGGAGCACTGGCACAACCAGTCCACGATTGTCTTTGTGGAAGGCGAGAAATGCGCTGACGCCCTGAACGCGATCGGGATCCCGTCCGCTTCCGCGATCGGCGGAGCCAACACCACACTGGAAAAAACCGACTGGTCGCCGCTGGCCGGCAAGGAAGTGATCCTCTGGCCGGATCATGACTATCCGCGTCCATCGGATGGCTTGCAGCCCGGTTACGATTTCATGCGGCGGGTCGGAGCCTGGCTGCGGGCGCTCGGCTGTACGGTGCGCGAACTGCGTCCGCCGCAGGACAAGCCGGACAAGTGGGACGCTTACGACGCGATCGAGGAGGGGTTTGACGTTGTCGCGTTCCTGCGACCGCCTGCCGTCCCTGAGCATGGCCTGTCCGGCTTCTGGCTGGACGAACTAGCCTATGCGTATGAACCCGAGCTGGTGGAGGGACTGATCCCCGCCAACGGCGTCGGCGTCATCTACGGGCCATCCTCCGCCGGCAAGTCGTTCATCGCCGTTGACTGGTCGATTCGGCTGGCGTCCGGCGTCCGGATCCTCGATCGTTGGACCGAAGGCGCCGGCGTCCTCTACTTTGCCGCTGAGGGACAGGCCGGCCTGCGCAAGCGTCTGGTCGCCGCCCGTGCGGAGCACGGCCTCGACGGGGTCGAACTGCCGTTCAACTACCTGCCGGCGCTTCTGGACCTGTCCAGGGCCGAAACAGGCGATGTTGAACGTCTCTGCCAGTACGCCGAGGAAGTCTCCGCCGAGATGGCTCAGCGTGGCCGTGCGCTCAAGGTGATCGTGGTCGACACCCTGGCCGCATCAGCCCCCAGCGCTGACGAGAATGCGCAGAAGGACATGGGGCCGGTCATGCTGGCCTTCCACCGCATGGCGCTCAGGCTGGGCGCTGTCGTGCTTCTGGTCGCCCATACCGGCAAGGACGTGACGCGCGGCCTGCGGGGCTGGTCCGGGATCCGCGCAAACGCCGACTTCGCCATCGAGTGCCGCGTCGAAAAGGACGAGGAAACTGGCGAGACAACCCGCCGATCGGTCTGGTTCGAGAAGTCAAAAGACGGCCCGGACGGGTTCACGCTGACTGACTACCACCTGCGTCAACGTATAGTAGGGCTAAAGCATTCGGGCGAGCCGGACACGACTTGCTGGGTCGAATATGGAGCCCCTGAGCCGGCCGCGCCGGCGGGCAAGAAGGCGCAGGAGGTCTACTCCGGGGCCTACCTCCAGATCATCCATATCCTGCGGGATGAGGCAAAAACCACTGGAGAGGTCGCGAACGAACTTCGCCTTGAACGCTCGAATGTCGGCAAGAAATTGCGCACATTGCAGGAAGACGGGGTTGTTTTTTCCCGTGACGATGGACCCCGCAAGATTTGGGTGCTGTGCAATGACGTTTTGCCCACCTCAGTTGAGCAAAAACAATGACTTATATGAACGTGGGCAAACGTGGGCAAACGTGGGCAACGGCATTCGCGGCGTGTGGCGGGGTGTGGGCAATACGGCCTCTCCGTAAGGAGGGCCGTTGCCCACCCCACGCCTGCCCACACCCTGCCCGGGGAAAAATATTTCCAGCCCTTGCGGAGCGGGCCGAACCGAATCAATCTGAATTTGAACGCCAAGGTACCGACATCAGATCGGCCGGCGTCCGGAGCACGGGCACTAACCCAAATGGGGAGTGCTCGAAGTGACTGAACCAAATACCGCCGCTCATGCGGCTTCTGACAGTTTAGCTATACCAGCAGGTAAACTGCTCGCCGAATTCCGCGCCGCGTCCATGGACGTGCAGATCGCGTTCATCAATTCGCGTAGCCATCCATCGCCAGAGACCGAACACGCGCTGACCCTGGCGCGTCGCCGGCTTGCCGCCGCTGACGCGCAGCTTGCTCCCCATCGCGATCCCGCGACCCTCGGCGTCGCCGTCGAGCGGATCCGCGATCGCCTCGCGCCGATCGGGAGGCAGGCATGACCTGGACCCCCGAACGCGTCGAGACGCTGAAGTCGCTCTGGGCTGAGGGGCTGACAGCATCCCAAGTCGCCAAGGCGCTCACGGGCACGACCCGCAATGCCGTGCTCGGTCAAGTTTTCAAGCACGGCCTTCAGCGTGGAGGCAAGCGCACGGGAGGACGGCCCAAGGGGAAGACAACCTCTCACGTCGTGGGAGCCGCGCCCCGCTTTTGTCCGGCAGATCGCGCGGCGCTGCGTGTGGTGGAACTGCCTGTCGTTTCGTGCGCGCCGCCATCCCTGTCGATCTCGCTGCTCGCGCTCGACACCGGCATGTGCCGCTGGCCGTCAGGCGAGGGCGCTGGGGCCACTTTCTGCGGACACCCGGTCATGGCCGGCAAGCCCTACTGCGGCGGGCACTGCGCCGCTGCCTACGCGCCCGCCAAGCGGCCCGTCTACGTGCCCGGACACGGCCGCGTGCGGAAAGCCGGCGTCAACTGGCCCGTCAGCCTGGAGATCGCCGCATGAGCAAGCCTCTCCCCGACATGGTCCGCCGTATCCTGGCTGAGCCCGACGCCCAAGGCCGCGAACTGGCGAAGCGCCTTGGCTGCTCCGAAGTCTACGTTTCCCGCGTCCGCACCGCTGGCGGGGCTGTCCGCGTCTCGGAAACTTCTCCGTGCCGCCTCACCAAGCGCCACGCCGCCAAGACGCCGATCCGTCCCGGCGTCTGCCAGCGGATCACCATGGCGACCTACCCCGACACATGCGGGGCGCCCACGGCCTCGACCTACTGCCCGGAGTGCGAGCGCAAGCGCCTTCATGGCCCCTACGGCTCCCGCTTCGCCGGCGCCCGCACCATCCGACACACCGCGTAACCGAGCGTACCCACACATTTGCCCAAGGGGCTGGAGAGACAGATGGAATTGATCGATATTGCAGAGGCGCTGGCGAAAGCCGAGCGGGCTGTCCTGAACGAAAAAGAGCAACTGGAGTACGCTGAACAGGAGCAGTCGGACGCAAACGCCACGGTCTGGAACCGCAGTCAGCGGCTCAAAGCGGCTGAGACGAAACGCGACGAAATCGTTGCCGAGATGCGGCGGCTGCTGTCGCCCGCAGCTCTGGAGCCCGCCCCCCAGACGGATCCCGAAGGCGACGCCGTCCAGATCCCCGAAGGTGGGTGGACACTGTGGCGTGGTGGTGAGTGCCCGGTTCCCCTCGGGACGCCGGTTACCGTGGCCCATGCGGATGGAGGGGTGTACAACGCAACGGCGGGAGAGGGCTGCGCGACAAGGTGGGAGCAGACTGGCCGCGAATCCGACATCATCGCCTACCGCATCGGCCAGCCCGCACAGGAAGCCCCCACAGCCGCTTCCGACGCCTCCCAGCCGGATCAGCCCGCCCAGACCGAAGAAACGCACACAGACTCCGTGCAGGGGGCGGGATACGACGAAGAGTCCTTTGGGGTGACCTTCGTTGATTCGGCGCTTCAACCTTTCGAGGCTGACTTCCGCGCTGGCGTCTCCTCCTTCCAAGCTGGCGAACCAGATGTCGGGGGCGTAGGCTCGTCGTCCGATGCGGCCATTACGTTTCAGATGGGCTATGAGGCGGCGCGGGCCACTAACGCTCCCGGCGACGCCCTGTCCGACCTTCCCCATTCCACCGGCCCTGATAGCGACGGCGCGATCTTCCACGCCATGTCCCATCCGCTGGAGGCCGCTCCTGGGCTATGCGCTGGGCCACAGCGCCGATCCCAACGCCTGCGCGCCGTGGCTCATCGCCCTTGCTGTTGCCAGCCTGAGGAGGGGGTAGCCATGAACCAGCAAGCCGCAATCCTCATCGCGC